TAATTTTTTATTGTTCCTGCTAGACGGTTTAATATTTCCGCACTGGTTGCTTGCAATTCCTCAGGCGGTGGCTTGTATGTTTCGGGATAACTTGTATAGTCTATGTTTATCCATTTTATCCTGTCATCAGCTTTTAATGCCTCAGCTTCTTCATCAGTTAAAAGAAAAATACCTCTTGTAGGACTGCCTTCTTTTTCGTCTGAGCAAGTGCAAGCTCTGTTTGGTATAGTAGCTAAACCCTGTGTAATACCGCACAAATCGTCGTGTATTGATTGCCATTGCTCGGCGGTATGTGTTCCTAACTGGTAATATTTTTCAGACATATTGTCCCCTTATACTATTGCAGAGAAATCTATTCTTACCCAAGCGCCGTTTTGATATGCTTGGAATCTATTGTCATCTGTGTTATAGATCATATCTCCGTTTTCTGCTGTTAATGCATCTCTTTGTGCATTTGTTAAATTTGCAAATTTTAACGGTGATTGTGTAACTTCAACCCTTGTGCCTGCTGTTAACAAAATCTCTGTTTCTGATTCTAATTCAGGTGTTCCTGCGCCAGCAGTAATCAAATTTGTAACTTCTAGCGTTTCTGCTGTAATTTTGTTTGTAACGTTAAGATTGTTCTCTACAGTTAAATCACTACTCATCAACACATCAGGAGTTATTGTGATTGTGCTACTGTCACTTGTATCAATAATACTGCCTGAGAATGTAAATGCTCCTACATCCGCAGTAGTGATTGCATCTGTAATTCCATAGCCAGTTACAGTAGTAGGTGTCCCTGTAAGCGAACTAAATGCTCCGTCGAACAATGTAGGAGTTCCTGTAAGATCGCCATATGCACCACTTGTAGCCACTGCGGCTAGTGTAGGTGTATTTGTAAAGTTATTATAATCTAAGTAGTATGATGGAAATTGTCCGTCAAGTGTAACTGCATCACTTGCAGGAGCCGGTGCTGCACTACCTCCAGATGCATATGCTGTATATGCTGTTCCGTCTACAGTGCTGGTTAAACCTGCATCACTGTAAAGTGCAAAAGTATCAATTGTTAAAGTATCAACAAAATAGCTGTTACCGTTTAGCTCTGTCATACCAACAACATCAGTGATGGTCACTTTTTGTCCATCACCAAAACCGTGTGCTGCGTCTGTTGTTACAACAACTGGATTGGCTTGTGTAGCCCCTGAAATAGTAGCTGCACCGCCGCCTGAGCCTTGTAAATCTGCACTAGCAATCCAGCTTACACCATCAAATTTTAACACATCGCCAGTTGATGCTGTGCCAGCACCTAAGACTCCATATGGTATTTCACCTTTTACACCATCTACTAGAACTGTGCTATCATCTGCTACAAGTGTGCCGTTGAATGAAGCAGCAGTTAATGTTCCGGAAATATTTGCATCTCCTACAACATCTAATTTTATACCTGGAGTGGTTGTGCCTAAACCAAAGTTACCGCTTTCGCTTATGGTTAATTTATGGCTATCAGGAAAGTTTCCGCTACCGTCGTGTTGACTAATAACTGTTCCTGTTCCGCCTGCGTTTCCAATCGTAGTTACGTTTTTTGCACCAAACAAATCTGTAGTTTTGAAAATGATAATACCATTTAACCCTGTGCCAAAATTTGCAGTAGCATCGTTTCTGTGTAGGTTTACAATTGGAACACTTGTGCTGGTTTCAACATCAAACTCGGCTGTGACTTTTACACCTGATGTAACTGGAGAAATTGTGTCAGTAAACAAGTCGCCGTTGCTAGTAATACTGGTGTTACCTATGATAGTATCACCTACTATTTCACCACTTGCAACCATATCAACTCCTGTGATATCAGCTGTAGAAATAATATTAGGAGAAGTAACGCTTACTGTTGCTGTTATAGTGCTATCAGTAGCTATACTACCGTCTATATCAATATCACCAAATCCTGTAAGAACTGTTCCTGTATCAAGGAATACATCGTTTTTAAATGTTGATTGAACATCTGTTAGTGTTAAAACTTCTACGGTAGCTGTTGATGTAATTCCTGCAACACTGCCGCCAGCGCCGCTTCCTACTGCTACACCACCAATTTGTCCGCCTTCACTTTGTAGACCATTACCAACAAATACTTGTTCTAAGTCTACGTCATAAACTAATTCGCCTTCTTCAAAATAAAGCTGGTTCCTATCAGCTGTGCTTCCTCTTTTAAGTCGCAATGCCATATTAAATTTCTCCTACAGTGGTGTTTTATATATTTATCACTATTGGAGATTTATCAAAACTTATCTGTGCATTTATTTTGAATGAAGACGTGCATTTAGAACAAAATTTTCCACCAGTAACTTGGTTAAGCTAGCCATTGCTATAATCATTTGGGTGTCTTCGGTTTGTTCTTCTATTTGTTCAATAACAGCACTTGCCATTAGTCTATAAACAAATTCTTTTGTGGTGTTGTATTCTTGCCAGTCAATAGGATCCATGTCCTCTGCTTCTTGAGCAAGATCGGATAGCTGTTCTACAGTAATTTGTTTGTGTTTCATTTGTTAAGTTTGAGAAACTTGTGTGTGCGTTTGCTAACGTCTTTTTTGAGTCTTTCTATATCTAACCTAAAATCAACGCTAGCAATTGTTTCTTCGTATTCATTAAAAAATTCATCAAGAGCCGACTCAGGATCGTCGCCTAAATCTCGGTTTTGCATATCAATTTCCCAAATAGTTTTGTCCTTAAACGTGACTACTAAGGTATTGATATACTCAAGGGGAATATAGTCCATATTAATTTCTTGGAATATATTCTCCCAGTAATCTTTTGTGTGCGGAGTAATTTTATTTTTAGGCACTCTCTGCGGTTTTCTTTGTCGTCTTTTTCTTTGTAGGAACAAGTTCTTCTGCTTGCTCTCTAAGTGCTTTTGCTTCTTTGAATAGTGCATCAGCTTGTGAACGATATTGCGCTGCTAATTGCTCGTCGGAAATTACTCCATCAGTTGAAGCAGGTGCAGATTCTGTATATGTAGCAACAGCATCTACAGGTCCTTCAATTGTTTCTTTTGCAGGTTGCTTTGTTTTACCATCTGGACCTTTTAGTGCAAGATCGGCTACAGTGATACCTTTTTGTTCTGCTACAATCTTATTTAATTCGCTGAGTAATATTGTAGTTTGTGTATTAGGAGTCATTTCTATCATGCTAGTATCTACTTTACTCATCTTACCAGTAGTATGAAATCCTGCTAACATGTTTCTGCCATCGGGTAAAATAGTGCGTCCCATCTGTTCTGCAAATTCGTATGCTTGCTGTCCTGAAGCAGATTCTACAGCAGTCATTAATGCATCGTGTTCACTTGCATCTAATGATTCAGTAGGAACTATTAGACATTTATCAGGTTCGCCTGGAACCACTCTGTATGCTACAATTACTTTCTTCTTGTTAGAAGTAATTCGACCAATGTGTTTAAGCGCCATTTGTTTCTCCATTTGTTTCTACAGCCTCTGGTGCTGCTGCCGCTTGAGCTGATTCTTGAGCTTCTTTAGCAGCCTTTGCTTGCTCTTCAACATCCTTAAGGAATGCGTCTAGCTTATTATAAAGTGAACCAACACTTGCTAGTTCATTAGCTTTGAATGCACTACGCTCTGTAGCCAACTCAATTATTGCACGTGCCAAAGCTAAATCTTGAATATTAAGTTCGTTGGCTTGTGTTTGTGCTTGTTCGGTCATAGATATTAATCTCCTTCTTTTGTATATATCTTAAATTTGTTAGTCGTATTTTAAATGTGGACAAGCTAGTAAGAAAAAACTAAGTTCTTTCTTTGATTCAAAACCGACTGTGTATACACTGTTTAATGATTGCCCTTCTTGCGAAGAGTTAAGTATAACATTGGATCCAAAAAAATACCGGCTAGATAGATGCTCATCTATCCACTCGCAAATTGCTCTTTCCAAGTTATACTTTTTTGGAAAATTTGTCGTGACAAAATTAGGAGGGCAAAATTTTACTCTCCTAATTTTCAAAAGATCGAAAGGATTAGGATCTTTTAGTTTCACGCAGCCTCCTCATAATGCGCAGTAACACCAAACGGTCCTTCAAGGTTTTTATCGTGATTGCTGTGAATAATAAACACAGTATCACACCAGTCTGGATCGCCCCAGCTATCCCACGCATAGCCATCTGTAAACATGATAAACTTTTTCGGTTGAATATCGTTGTCTTTCATGTATTTCCAGTTAGCCATAAAGTCGGTGCCGCCACCGCCCATAATTTCGTATTCGCCAATGTCACGACCATCATCGGCACTGAAATCATCTTCGTTGTATACAGAAGTATCAAAACACCATACTTTAACTTTATAGTCTTGGTATTCTTCCATAATACCTTTGATTTCTCCTAAGAAATCCGCAGCCTGTTCGTTACCAATACTACCTGACATATCCAGTGACACACAAATGTCAATGGTGTCTTGGAAGTTCATGCCTGGCAAGATAGCACCAGTATGCCAGCCTTTGCGGCTTGGACGACTAAAAGTATAGTCACTTTTAATAGTGCTTTGAATCTGTTGACGTAGCAGTTCACGCCAGTTCATTTTGCTTTCTGTGAGCTCTTTGATCATACGTGCAACGCCTGCAGGAACATTACCAGCACCAGCAGTTTGTGCAGCATTGATCATTGCCTCTTTGATCTCGTCTTTGATTTGATCAAGTTCTTCCTTGCTATACTTGGGACGACCTTTGCCTTTACCTTCGTCGTCGCTGTCGCCTTCTAGATCCAAGTGTTCGTCAAGCATTTCGCCCAACTCTTGTAGATACTCTTCGCCGTTCTTTTTAGCTTGTTCGAAAAGCTCATCATATACTTCTTCAGAACTCCAACCACGGTATTTAAAATCTTGGTAGCAATCTACAATCTTTGGTTTTGCACCAATGCCTTGGTCTAGCAATTCGTTGTTGACAATGTAGTCCGCAGCAATGTTGTAAAGCATAGGATTACGATCATGACGTCTACCGAGGTGATCATAAACCATATGGAAAATCTCATGCGCAATAACAAACTCAATCTCTTTATTGTCCATTGCATTGAAGAATTGTGTGTTATAATAAAGGTTACGACCGTCAACCGCAGCAGTCATAAGCCAGTCGTCAGCAGCCTGTATTTTTAGGCGTGTAGCCATATTACCAAAAAATGGATGTCGTAGCAAAAGTCCTACACGAGCTGTAACAATACGATCTAGAACTTCTACACGCATTGATTCTAGTTCTTGCTCAGTGATATCCGGATCAGGTTGCCATTGTTTAAGTTTAGTTTGGGTATCTTTCGCCGACATAACGTATTCCTTATTCAGTGCCTATGTTTAAATATAACAATATTTAAAAGTTTTGTCAACCTTTAAATAAAAAAGTGGACGAGTTTCCCCGTCCACCTTATGGAGTCGTTAGGCGCCACGTGCAGCCTGAATATATTTTCCGTAGCGATCGTGGAACTCATCAAAGCATTCAACTTCATCTGGATCAATTGGAAGAGCGTATTGTGTAAGTGCAAGTTTAATGCCCATAACAACCAGCTCAGTTTCAAAATTGTCCATTGCAAAACGAAGGAAGTTGTTTACTTTTGCATCAAACTTCTTGTCGTTTGCATCGCTTGCTTCTTTGAGTTCGTAGCAAAGAGAAACAGTCAAGGAATACTTGGCACTGATTTCTTGTGTTTTCAACTCTTTTACTTTACCTAACAAAATGTCTGTTGGATTAGGCATGTTAGCAGCAACTTTACGGTGTGCCATAAACTTAACTGCAAGACCTTCGCCAACAGCACCTGCAACAAGATCGGTTGTGGTGTATTCGTCCAAATCGTCTTCTAACAATTCGGATACAAAGGACCAAGAACGAGGAGTAGCAAACGAGCGGCTTGCACTCTTTGGATCAAAATCATAAAGATCTTGTTTTGCAAATTGCAAATAACCTACAACGTCTTGGTTGATCTTGTTATGAACAGCCCATTCAAACCAGTCATCAAAGTTAACACCCATTTCAAGGTGAACAAAGCGGTTAGCCAACGGAGCAGGCATACGGTAAGTAACACCTTTGTCTGCTTCACGGTTACCTGCCGCAACAATGATAACGTTATCGGGCAATTTGTATTGACCTACCCGGCGATTCAGAATCAACTGATATGCCGCAGCCTGCACTGCCGGTGCAGCACTATTCATTTCGTCAAGGAAAAGAACAATGTGGTCATATTGTGCAGCCATTGCCTCGTCGGGCAATTCTGCTGGCGCACCCCAAACCATTTTGCCTTGGTTGGCATCAAAGTAGGGGATACCTTTGATGTCGGTGGGTTCCCACAACGACAATCGAATATCAATTAGATGTGCATTAGACAGACTATTTGTAATCTGTGCAACAATATCGGATTTACCGATACCTGGAGGACCCCAAAGAAAAATGGGGCGTTGTTTACGCATAGCAAATTGCAGTGCGTTTTTAGCTTTTTTCGGTGTAAGAACTCGTGCTTCTGACATAACGTATTCCTTTTTGTTTCAGTGCCTATGTAACTAATATAGTATATAGAGGCTCAGAGGTCAACCTCTTTTTCGTAATTTTATGCTGAAACTTCCAGGATTTTTAGGATTTTGTAGGCACTCTCTTATATGGGGATGATTATCTGCCCATATGTTCAATTCCTTCATCATAGCTCCTTGACCTGTGATAACGTGACACTTTTTATGTCCGCTATAATAAGCGGCTGTGACTTGTCGGTTAAAATATTGCCATGCTGTATGAATATGCTGTCCGTGAAGATCTATGCGCATTAGCCTATTTTGATGCCGGCTCCTGCTTTACCTTCGCCTAAATGTAAGATAATATCATTAATAGTGTTTAAATTTATCTGTTCAGATTCTGACATACCAGGAGTGATGCGATTCATTAGATCACTTAGATCCACTAGGAAATTTTTGTATTCATCTGATTGCTCGTCAATAGGAATATACACCATTCTAAATAAAGGATTGTTATTTTCTTCAATTGCTGTATCCTCTTTTAGGATATTCATAAACTTTTTGATATCATCTGACATTGTTGTTCTCCACGTTTGTATTATTTATCAGTTTTTTGCCTGTTAAGAGCTTTTGTAATACCATATTTTCTAATATCACCGCTAAACAGAGTTAATTCTACTGCTCGTTTTTCGTGTGTGACTGTAAGACTTCTATTAGTTAGATAATATGGGCAATCAATAAATTGATCTAAAAAAATTATAACCTGTGTTGTTAAATTCATATCTCTTGGAAACGGTATATCGTAAGTGGTAATTTCTATCTGTTGGATAGTTTCGTATCCTTCGTCTGTAAGTCTTAGACCACCTTTGTCTTTGTTTCTTGTATTATACCACCATACAGGCAACATTGCTTTAACATTGCTTTCTGCAGTGCTTTGACCTAACATACGTAAAAATAACTTAGTATATGTTATTTTATCAGCCATTGTTTTTTACAATTTGACCTGTAGTAAGCATAACAACAGTAAATTCATCTGTTTTAAACATTTCGTTTAATTTTTTAGCTAGATTATGAGCATGTCCTGGATTACTAAAACTAGTTTTTTTGTATTTTGGTCCAGGATAGTTTGTAATAGCATTACTACTTTTTAGGTTAAAAGGCTTCTCTTGGTAGAATACAGCCCATATGGCTTCGGCATCTAATACCTGTTCGCACTTGTATGTTGCGCTATTTGTGTATTCTAGTAAAACAGTAGGCTTCGGTCTACTCATCAATTCAACTCCGTTATATACGTATATATTTATCTAATATGGAGTAATATGGGAGTTTTTTTATGTCCAATCTGCAGAAGAACTACCTAATTGTATAGTAATATCTTCTGCGCCACCTCTGTTTTCTTTTACAAATTTTTCTAAATCACCATTCATTCTAGCCATCACTATACCTAATGTAAATGCTATATTTTTGGCTTGATCAATAGGTATTTTTACTTCTTTTGCTCTACTAGCATCAGCTTGTTTTACCATTGCAATGAGTTGTTGTAACGGTTGCGTATTAAGAGGTTCTATTGACATTGCTCAATGCGGCTTTCATTGCAAATTCTGTTTTATACTGGCCCATATATTCGTTACGTTCTACAGTAATAAGTTTAGGACAGTAACTTTTTAGCCAATTTACATTGAATTTGATAAGATAATAGCCTGCACAATAAACACTTTTGCTTTTTTCACTTTTAGTAAACAAAGGCAATTTGTTTTGTATATCATACATGCTATTGTAAGGTTTTGTTCTTGTAGGATAGCCGTGAACTTCTAATTTCTTTTCTGCATCTGGACTTTCTTGAATACTAGCAATTAGAAAATTTTTACCAAATGTTCTTTTAAGCTGATTTTCGCTTTTAAAGAAATTTGTTTTACCACTGGTAGTTACAACAAAGCCTTCTTCATTTTTAGACAAAGTGCCAACTTTAACACCTTGATCTTCAACAATCCAAAATTTATCTTGTAAAATAGGTTTTGCTTTTAGTGTCATACTTTATATCCTGCTTGTAATGGTTCTGCATATTGTGCTGCATTATCTGCAATACGCTGAAGATCCCAACGGGCACAAAACTTCATAAGTCTCATACCAACTTGTGAAATATTTTTAGGCTCAACGTTTTGAATTGTAGTATTAATAATTTCTCTAATGTCTGCAGGTTGTGCAGTCAAATCACACAATGTGACATTGCGGTTGTAATCATCAAGCACACGATGCTCATCACCGTTATGATCTACCCAACGCTGTAGCATCATGTTATTCCAATTGAAGCCTTTTGTGTCTTTATCAGCGTATGCTTCTAGCAAGCCCACTTTATTCTTAGTGCCTTTTTTACGCACACCTGGATAAGCACTAAACACATTGTCACTAGTGTCGCCACGCATACACTTTTCAAATAGCAGCCATTGTGGATCGGGTGCCGGCTTTTCTTCTTTAGTTTTCTTATCTACAACAGGACGACCTTTGTCATCAAAGTAACCTTCGTGTGTAATAGTTGTGTTACTAACACCGTTGTATTGACGCACGTTAGGAGCAATTAACTGTGCAAAGTCACCGTCTGTGCTGATAATAACATGATCATCGTTAGGATGATTTTGTATCCAGCCTGCAATAAGATCGTCTGCTTCTAGTTGCGCATGTCGCATCATAGTG